CTACTACGCGAAGATAGGCAGCTCAGGCGACTACGCGCAGATAGGCAGCTCAGGCAACTCCGCGCAGATAGGCAGCTCAGGCAACTCCACGCAGATAGGCAGCTCAGGCAACTCCACGCAGATAGGCAGCTCAGGCGACTACGCGCAGATAGGCAGCTCAGGCAACTCCACGCAGATAGGCAGCTCAGGCGACTCCGCGCAGATAGGCAGCTCAGGCGACTTCGCGCGGATCGATATTTCGGGCAACACCAGCGTAGGTGCTGCTATAGGCATCAACAGCATTATAAAAGGAGCAGTCGGCAACTGGATAACACTTGCGGAGTGGGCATATGACAGCGATAAACAGCGCTGTGCCCCTGTTTGCGTTAAATCAGCACAGATCGATGGCGAAATAATAAAGGCTGATACATGGTATAAGCTTGCGGACGGCGAATTTGTCGAGGTAGCCGATGAATAAATACACGATCATCATAGCCCAGGTGTGCGCGGCGCTGCTGGCGCTGATAGTCATGGTACTGCTTGCCCTTGACAAAGGGGGCAACAAGGCCGATGCGGACGGTGTGCCGCCCGAGGTTGATACGCACGGCCTGTGCGTAGTGGAAGTGGCAGAGCCTGAGTACGAGATGTACTTTACCGAGGCCGACGTGATAGCCCTTGCGCAGATGCTTTACGGCGAAGCAAGGGGCTGCACCCTGTTAAATCAGCAGCAGTGCGTATGGTGTGTGCTTAACCGCGTGGACGATGCGCGTTTTCCTGACAGCATAATAGGCGTTGTGTCGCAACCGGGGCAGTTTTACGGCTATTCGGCTGATTTTCCCGTTTGGGATAACCTCTATGCCGTTGCGCTGGATGTTGTTCAGCGCTGGGCGGCGGAGAAACAGGGCGCAGAAGTTGTGCGTGAACTGGGCAGCGAATACCTGTGGTTTACGGGCGATTCAGTCGAAAATCATTTTAGGGCGGTGTATTGATGAAAGTTCTTGAATTATTCGCCGGGACGCGGAGTATCGGCAAGGCATTCGAGGCTAAAGGTCATGAAGTGTTTTCAATTGAATGGAGCAAGGACTTTGAGAATATTGACCTTTATGCCGACATCATGACAGTCAAGGCCGAAGACATCCTTCAGAAGTTCGGCAGACCTGATGTGATATGGGCAAGCCCTGATTGCAGCACATTCAGCATAGCAGCGATAAGTCATCACCGCAGAAAGAACCCTGACACCGGAAACCTTGACCCGGTAAGCGAATATGCGAAGTTCTGCGATGCGGTTGATCAGCATGTTTTACGCCTGATTTCGGCATTATCCCCGAAGTATTGGTTTATCGAAAACCCAAGGGGCGGTATGCGAAAGATGACATGGATGCAGGAGCTTCCGCGGTACACGGTCACATATTGCCAGTATGAGCTTGACAAACCCGTGGAGCAAAGAAGGATGAAGCCAACGGACATCTGGACAAACCATCCTGACCCGCAGTTCAAGCCAATGTGCAAAAACGGTGCACCTTGTCACGCAGCAGCGCCGCGAGGTTCACGAACCGGCACACAAGGCTTGAACGGCAGCAGAGAAAGAAGCGTTATCCCGGCTGCGCTGTGTCAGCATATCGTTGATATCTGCGAAACAACACACTGGAGCATGGAGAAGCAGGGTGCGGCGGTGGCAAGGGAGCTTGATAAGAACGCTGTCTTTTTCACCGGCGACGGTATTCAGAATTGGTTTAGGAGTGTGTACTAAATGAAAGTTCTTATAGCCTGTGAAGAAAGCCAGACGGTGTGCAAGGCTTTCCGAGCAAAGGGGCACGAAGCGTACAGCTGCGACGTTACCGAACCGTCGGGCGGTCACCCTGAATGGCATATACTCGGCGATGCGCTCGAGGCTATCAAAGGGGGGCAGATAACCACGATGGACGGCGTAGCGCATGATGTGGGCAAATGGGACTTGCTGATAGCGCATCCGCCTTGTACATATCTCTCTGCTGCCGGAAACAGGTGGTTTAATGTCGAGCGATATGGCGAGAAAGCCGTTGAGCGAGCGCACAACAGAGACAAAGCGGCATGGTTTTTTATGCAGTTTATCAACGCCGATATAGACCGCATAGCCGTTGAAAACCCGATAGGGGCTATGAGTACACGCTATAAAAAGCCGACACAGATTGTCCAGCCGTATTGGTTCGGAGAACACGCGCGAAAAAGTACTTGCTTGTGGCTTAAAAACCTACCCCCACTTATCGCAGCGAAAATTGTTGACCCCGGCGAAATCCTGCCGGGCGGCTATAGCGTGGGTGCATCCGCAAATCACGCAACGGATGGGAATGGGAAAATCCTTAGGTGGAACGATCCTAGAACAGCCAAAGCCCGAAGCAAGACATTCCCTGGTATAGCAAAAGCGATGGCTGAACAGTGGGGCAAAATATGCGCCGACCAACAGTAAACAAGCCCCGCCCGTATTCACCAAGCTGCTTTAGTTGCCCTTGCAGCGATTGCAGAATATCCGGGATGGATGCGGTGCAGATTAATCAGATTGATTTAGGATTTTTGGAAGAAAGGAAAACAAAAAAATACTGCGAATGGGGGACTGAGAATGAACAAAAAAATACTTGATGTAACCTGCGGCTCTCGGACTATATGGTTTAACAAAAAACACCCGGCTGCTGTTTATGCAGATCGGCGCAAAGAAGAATACTACGGTGTCTGGAAGCCGAACGACGGGCAATCCAAAAGAAGTTGCATCATCGATCCTGATGTGCAATGTGATTTTACCGATCTTCCGTTTGATGATAACTCTTTTGCTCTTGTGATATTTGATCCACCGCACCTTCGGAGGGTAGGTGAGAATGCATGGTTGATCAAAAAGTATGGCCGCTTAGATGATAATTGGCCGCAAATGTTACATGATGGTTTTTTGGAATGTAAACGAGTGCTTAAACCGGATGGGGTGCTGATATTTAAGTGGGCTGAAACTCAGATCCCCGCTGCCGATGTTTGGAAAGCAATCGGCGAAAAACCGTTATTTGGGCATCACAGCGGCAAGAAATCTCAAACTTTCTGGGGATGTTTTATGAAGCTTGAAAGCGAGGACTAACGATGACAGAAAAAGATTTAACAATCCAAAACCTAAGGCGCGAAAACGAAGCGCTGAGAGCGGAGCTTGAATGGACAGGTAAAGAAATCATGCGTTTACGAAACCAACTTAAAATGCAGTGGATTCCGTGCAGCGAGAAGTTGCCTAAGGAATGGATTGACGATGACAATAACACCTACATCAACTATCTGATTTATATGCCCTATTTCAAAGCAGCAAGTGTCGGGGTATATAACGATGACGAAGAAAGTTGGCTTTTCAGGGGCGTAGAAGTAAAAGTGAGTCACTGGATGCCGCTGCCGGATGCGCCGAAAGGAGTAAACGATGGGAGCCGCGAGTTCTGGATGCAGGAGGTGGAGTGATGGAACGGCTGACGAAACATAGCAAGCAAACATCGCACGAAAACGGTATCTGTTGCACACATTTTTACGGCCCCGAATGCCTCGAAGTTGGCGGGAACTGCGCCATGAATTGCAAGTGGGAAGAAGCGGCGTGGAGCCGCCTCGCCGCCTACGAGGACACGGGGCTGACGCCGGAACAATGTGAAAACGCAAAGGTCATCATCGAATCTGCCTTTAGCGATGACACGTCAAAGGCGGAGCGGATTCGCGAGTTACTAAAGGCCGACAAGGCGGGGCGCGTGGTGGTGCTGCCGTGTAAGGTGGGCGATGTTGTGTACGGATTCCACGTGGAAAAGACCATATTGCCGATGGTGGCAAAATGGATCGAAACGAACACTGACGGATGGTGCATTGCAGTACAATACACGCCAATGGCCCCAAGGTTTTATCGGTTTTCCGATTTTGGCAAGACCGTATTCCTGACCCGCGAGGAAGCGGAGAAAGCATTGGAGGCAAGGAAAGATGGCGACAAAACTGATCTGTGACCGCTGCGGCGCGGAGATAAACCCAAAGAGCTCCGTGATCTACGCAGGAACGCGGCGGTTTAAAATGGAAATAAACGACGACGACTACGAGCTGTGCGTTTCGTGCGCACACAAGCTGCGTGCGTGGCTTAGCGGAAAGGAGAATGACGATGACTAAACCATGCTATGGAAAATGTGACCGCTGTGTGTGGAAATACAACGGCGGCTGTTCGGAATGGAGGATTAGCAATGTCATTAGTTAAGAGAAAAATTTTCATCTGCGATCACTGCGGAGCAATCAAACTGGCTGAACGATATGATTGCAGCTTTAGCTATACGCTACCGTATGGATGGGGTGAATTTGGTCGAAACCATCGTGCCCGAGTTGCTACACAGCGTGGGGAAACCTGAAAAATCAGGCAGAAAGCGAGGGCGACAATGGCTGAATACATAGACAGGAACGCTTTCCTTTGGAATTATTGCAAGTATTGTGGAAAACGCATTGAAGTCGGTGAAAAGTGCTACGGTTTGCCGACGGGAGAAAGCGTTTGTGCAAGTTGTTGCGTTGAAGAAAATGAATTGCGGGAGGAGAATGACAATGGCTGAATACATAGATCGTGAAGCGCTGTTACATGACATCGAGCAATCGGTGGTATACACGGTAAGAGAAAAAATAACGAGCGCAGAAATGCGAGGCGCTCACAAAATTATCGAGCGCATTAAGTGTGCGCCTGCTGTCGAGCCTATTTATATTCACGAACCGACAAAAAGCGAATTCAAGCGCATGGCGGTGCAGATGGGCTATGTGCAGGTGGTGCATGGGCGGTGGGATGACATAGTGGGCAAGCGCTTGAATGGGAAAAATAAAAAGGAGGACTGACAAAAATGGGAGCAAGACGAATTTCTAACGCGACGAACGAGAAGATAATTGCACTTATGTCGATGGGCAAAACGGGCGAACAGGCGGCATTTGCGGTCGGCGTGAGCGGGAGCTACTGCAACAAACTGTACACTGTGGTAAAGCACATTGCCAATGAGCAGTGGGACAAGTTAATAGAATATTCTCGGAGTGCGACAACCGGCGGGGTAATTGTCTGGGCTTGCGAATACCTCGATACGCAGTTGCCGCAGGAGGTCGCGGAGGCTATTGAGGCGGTACGGTGTCGCTACGCAACGCCCAAAGCGGCAGAAGCAGCACCGCAGCCCAAACCGCCAGCAGAGCCGATTGACAACACGGCGGCGGCAATCATCAAACTGCTTGAAAAGCTCGATGAAGTAGTGAACACCATAACCGAAGCTGCTGACGATATATGTCAAACGGTGACAACGGCGCGGAAGCTTAACGAGGACTGCATAAACGCAAACTTCGATGTGCTGACGGCTACACTCCGTGACGGCGTTGAAAGCGTTAAAACGACGATAAGAAAGGGACAAAAATGACACGCGGAGATTACATGCGCAAGGCGCGAATGAATGCAGGGTTAAGCATCGTGCGGCTGGCCGAAATATCTGGCATAGCCCAAACCACGATAAGCTCGCTTGAACGCAAATCACTACGCGGCGGCTGGATAGATACAATAGAAATCCTTGCCGATGCGCTCGGACTGAGTATCGACGAATACGTAGGCCATAAGGTGGTGACTAAGCATGGGTAAGCAATCGGCATTTGCAAAGGCCGTGCAGCGCGAAGTGAACATTCAGCTACAGCTTTACGGGCGTAACCGTATGCGGCTTGCGGAAGATGCCGCGTTTATGGCCGCTAATGAAGTGCTGGGCTTAGGCTCAGGCCGTGCACGGGCATTCGGCGAGGCGTTTGTAAGATATTCAAACGAGATCGCTGATTTGGTAGTAGAAGACAGCAAGGCCGACGACGAGATCGTATATGCAAAAACCGTCCTTGACCGGCGCATCCGTGAAATAGTGGGCGATGATAATTTCACGCCATTTGATGAAAGGTATGGTAGGCGATAATGGCTAAAAACGTGGGCTGGGAAGCTAAAAGCAACCACGACGGCAGCTACACGGTTACCGTTAACGGCAAACAATATTATTGTGCAGATACGCATGAATTTCTGCACTTTTTAGAAGATATCGGCGAAAGGTGGGAGGATAGTGAAATTCGAAAAGGATGAACGCCGCGAGTTTTCGACCGGCGCTGTAAGGGATAAGGCCGACGGGAAAGGACGCTATGATCTCGCGCCCTGGGGGGCGATACACGCCCTTGCACAGCACTGTGAGCGCGGCGCAATCCACTATGGGGAAAGGAACGTAGATCGAGGCATACCCCAGCACAGCTTGATAGACAGCGGCATACGGCATCTTAGCCTGTACATACAGGGCGATGCGGAAGCGCATCACCTTGTAGCGGCGTTGTGGAACATCGCGTGGGCTGTGGAGCAGGAAATAAAACGGCCTGAAATGGTCGACCTGCCCGAACGCGGCGAACATTCGGGCATAGCATTTTGAAAGGATGGGAAACATGAAAAGGCTACTATATAAAATACGCATGTGGTTGTTAGGACTGCTGCACGGTGAACCCGAAGAATATAGCGCTAAAGTTGAAGATATGTACTTGGAGCTTCTTTGGTCGCGGCGCAAACAGATAACGGTGCTTGATGATACGATAGCGCTATATAAAAACGCAATCCGTGAAATATGCCGCCGGAGCGAGAACACCTATTACGACTGGTGCTGCGACCAGTGCGCTTGCGACTGCGATAAGCGTAACGGCTGGTGTAACGATTTTGAACCTGTGCGCTATGGAAAGTGACTGCCGTAATTGCCCGGACAGAACGCCGTTTTGCCACGCGAAGTGCGATAGTTATAAAGCGTTCTGCGCAGATAACGAGGCCGATAAAGCGGCGAAAAAGGCGTATTTGGACAAGCATAATGCACCGAACGGCGTATTGATCAACGGCTATATACGCCGAAAGAAAAAAACAAGATTATTCAATGGAAAGAGGGTGAAGTGAATATGTATTCTATAGAACGGCCATTAGAGCCGCCTGATTTTCCTGCCCCCGATTGCATATGCCAGGAATGCGACGGCTGGTTTTACGGCGACGATATAATGTACATTTCCAACGGTCGGCGTTTGTGCCCCGATTGCTTTAGAGAAGAAATCAACGATTTGCCGACCGAAGAACTTGCCGAGCTTATCGGCGCACAGGTTATAAACGCAGAGGACGCAAGGGAGGTGCACAAACCATATGGGAGAATGCGTTATTGTTTACGGTAAATCCGGCAGCGGGAAAAGCCGAAGCCTACTTAACTTCGGCGAGGACGAGATTTTTCTTGTTAACGTTATCGCAAAGCGCTTGCCATTCCGTAAAAAATTCAAATATATAATGGTCAGCGACAATCCTGTTAAGATTATGAACGGCCTGAAAAAGATGCCGGTAAAAACGGCAGTCATCGACGATAGCGGTTATCTAATGACTAACGCTTTTATGCAAGGCCACTCGGCGCCGAAAAGCGGATCAAGCTCATTCGATCTGTATAACAGCATTGCCGATAGCTTTTGGGGACTGCTGATGTTCATTAAAAACGAGCTGCCCGAAGACGTCATAGTCTACATAGTCGTTCACGAAGACACAAGCGACTACGGCGAGACCAAAATACGCACAATTGGCAAACTGTTGAATGAAAAAGTATGCATTGAAGGCATGGCAACTATCGTGCTGCGATGTGTAGTCCGCGACGGTAAGCATATGTTTATCACGCAGTCTGACGGCAGCGATATAAGCAAGTCGCCGGAGGGCATGTTTGAGCTTGAGATCGAGAACGATTTAAAATCCGTCGATCAAACAATCCGCGAGTACTGGGGGCTATGATATGGCTAAGTTTGAAAACGGTGTACCCGGTTATGTAGAGGGTACGGCAACCGTCAAGGTATTTTTCCCGATAGACACGACCGGCAAAGCGCACATCAACTGCCGACAGTGCTATTTCTACAAATGTAATACTTACAGGTGCATGCTTAATAACGAAGTGTGCGCCGAGCCTGACAAATATGTGGGTGTCAGTTGCCCACTTGAATATTGAAACAAGAAAGGAACAAGTAAACAATGATTAAATCTTACAACGGCTTTAAAGCAGAACGCACCACAGCGCGTGAAACACTCCCGGCAGGCGGCTATGTAGCTAAGATCATGGACGCAAGCGTTATCGATTACGATTGGGGCAGCGTCCTGAAAATCGATTTCGACGTTGCTGAAGGTGAACACAAAGGCTTTTTCGCGGCAGACTATCGCGCAAACATCAACGATGATAAGAAATGGCGCGGTTGCTATCGCATTAACATCCCGAACGAAAGCAATCAATATTTCGACAGTCAGAAGAAATCATTCAACAACCTTATAGCATGCCTTGAGGAAACCAATAACAGCTACCATTGGGATTGGGATGAAACCAAACTCAAGGGTAAAGGGCTCGGCGTTCTGTTCCGTAATAAGGAATGGGAATATAACGGCAATACCGGCTGGACAACCGAATGCTGCGCCGTTACCACTGCGCAGGACGTACGCGACGGCAATTTTAAAATGCCGAAGGACAAGCCTCTCAAAAAGGCCAACACTACATCCGCTTATCCGGCTGCGACGTTCACAACAATGGACGATGATGATAGCGACCTGCCGTTCTAAAGCCCATGACACCACGCGAAATCGAAGATGCGCTCGGAGGCATGGTGATATTGGTAGATACGCGTGAACAGGATACACCACGCTTCAGAGCGCGATTGGAAAGCATGAACTGCCTTTATGAAAGGTGTAAGCTCGATTTTGGCGACTACTCGGCGAAGTTTTCTGTAGGCGGCGAATGGCTGATGCTAAACGCCGCCGTAGAGCGCAAGATGGATTTTTCGGAATTAGCTCAATGCTTCTGTAATGGCCGTGCACGCTTTGCACGGGAATTTGAACGTGCCAAAGCTGCCGACGCAAAGATCTATCTGCTTATCGAAAATCAATGCTGGGAGGATGCTTATAGCGGCAACTATCGCAGTCAGATGAAGCCGCAGGCGTTTGTTGCATCGCTGCTTGCGTGGCTGGCGCGTTACCGCTGCCAGATCATATTTTGCGATCAACGCACAAGCGGCAATCTGATACACGATATTCTTTATCGTGAAGGGCGCGAAATGCTGGAAAGGATGATGCTAAGTGAAAGCAAAACATAAAAGCGCATTAATAAAAGATATGCTTGATTTCGCTGTTGTCGCTACAGCTTACGGGCTTGATTTTAATCGCGCCGGTTTTGCAAGATGTCCTTTTCACGCCGAGAAAACGGCATCATTCAAAATCAAAAACCGGCATAGCGCCCATTGCTTTGGCTGTGGCTGGTCAGGTGATATTATCAATTTTACCGGCCAATTATTCAACCTTGATTTTGAACAGTCTACACGAAAGCTGATTAACGATTTCAACTTACCGATAGTGGCCGACCGCAAAATGACTTTACGCGAGGACAGCGAGATCACAGCAACCTATAATGCGGCAATAACGGAATATAACAAATGCAAGCAAGCCGAAAAAGAGCTCCAGCAACGCTATGAGCGCCTTTTATGGGTATATGCTACACTTGATAAGTGGAAGTGCAAATATGCCCCTGAGAGCCCTACAGAGCCTTTAGATGAGCATTACATCATTGCCTGTAAGGAAATCGACGGTGCGGCCTACCGGCTGATGCTATATTCATAAGGGGGGGATAGTATGACGAAACTGATTGACTGCAACCAATTAACGGATGAAGCCATAGCAAACATGGACGCTGCCGAGCTTATAAACTCCGTTTTGGTTTCGTTTGATATCCCCGACGTGATAGAACGCGAACGCATACAGGCGCTTATACAGATAAGAGCGGCAGAAGTTGGCGCAAAAGTAGTCGTTAACCGTCAGCTCGGCGCGTACCGTCAAAAAGACAAGCAACTTGAAGCTGATTTTAAAAAATCACAGGCGCAAGATAGAAACGACCTTGATCTACGCTTAAACGACAAAGGCGTACCCGTTCCGACTATCGACAATTTTCTTAAAATCATGCGCGGAAGAATGGAATATAGCAGCATTCGTTTTAATGTGCTGCGCAATTCACCTGAGATCACGCATAACGGCGAAATATGCCGATGGTCGGACGCGGATGCGGCACAAAGCCGAAATTTCTGTGAAGCCAATTACGGCCTGTACAGCGACAAAAAACACTCTGACGCTTTACGCATTTTGTGGAAGGAACGCGAATATAACCCGATAAAGGACATAGTTGACACTCTTGAATGGGACGGAGAAGAACGTTGCATACATTTTCTCGCTAAATGGGCGAAAGTCGAAGACACCGCTTACACTCGTGAGGTCAGCCGCCTGATATTCGCCGGTGGCATTAACCGGCTCTATCTGCCCGGCTGCAAGTTTGATGATGTTCCCGTACTCATCGGTGCAAAGCAGGGCGAAGGTAAATCCACGCTTGTTAAATGGCTTGCCATTAACGATAGTTATTTTTCCGAAGTAACCGAAATGGACGGTCAAAAGGCTATAGAGCAATTAGAAGGCGCGTGGATATGCGAGGTCGCGGAGCTGCTTGCGCTTACCAAAACGAAAGAGCAGGAGGCCGTCAAGTCCTACATAACACGGCAGCGCGACAAATACAGGCCACCTTACGACGTTAATGCAATGGAGTTTCCGCGCCGATGCATCTTTATAGGCACTACCAACAATGAACAATTCTTGCGCGACAAGACCGGCAACCGTCGTTTTTATCCCGTAACAGTCAACAGCAACGGTTACGATCTTCACGACCACGAACAGGAATGCCGCGACTATATCATTCAATGCTGGGCAGAAGCGCGTGTAAAATTCGAGCAAGATAAAATGCCAGCTTTCGCAGATCGTTCCTTGCTGTCCGAATACAAGCATGCACAGGATGAAGCAATGGAAGATGATTGGCGTATCGGCGTTATCGAAAAGTATCTTGATAGCAAAACTTGCGGTGATACAGTGTGCATAAAAGAGCTCAAGTGTGAAGCACTATTTCCTGATAGTAATTTCCAATGCGACTTATCACCAAAAGAGTCTCAAGAGATTTCTCAAATCATGTCTAAGCTATCAGATTGGGAAAGGATAGGCCGAATTTACACGGCGAATTATGGCCGTCAACGCTGTTGGCGCAAGAAAAGTACAAGCTTAGCAAATGAGTGTGAGTTACCGTTTTAAGCGCATTACGCAAAAAATCAACAAAATTGGTGCGATGTGTACAGAAAAGTGGACAAGTAAAACCCCTTGTCCACTACCCGTCCTATACCCTGTCCTACGGCTCAAGCCATTGGCACTACTACCTTTTCTCTCTTCTTGGGACAGGTAGGACAGGAAAAATAATAATAAAGAGTATTCCGTAAAATAGCATATGGTGTACACCATATAAGAAAATGAAACACTTATATACGGAAACCAGTGGACATGCGTCCTTGTGTCCCGCGTCAAAATTTGAAAATTGGAGGTGTTCAAAATAAGCAATTTGTCAATAACTGCAAATAACATCATCCTGCAAGCGGCTCAAAATTTGCCTTTACAAGGCGAACGATCACCGGCTGACGAGCTGCTATATTACCAAGCCCGTGAGCTCTACGACCTCCACGCTAAAGGCATGATAACCGCTGCTATAGGCGCTGAACGCAAAAACAAAATAATAGCCGCCTATATAATCAATTCAAATCGTGAACAGCAATATACCCGAAGCAACATGCAAATTGCAGAATTCTACAAATCAATCGAGGCCGCCGGTTGCAATTATGCCAAAAACAGAACAATCGAAAACGCCGATCAACTTTACTACGAAGTCTATCACATGATACCGAAAGGAGCAGCGTCATGAACAAAAAACCAAATACTCAAAAAGAAGTGCGCGAGTTTTTAGAGTCTGTTGGGGCTTTGGCTGAAGTGGCTCTCAATTTTTATCGCGCTTTGACTGCGGTTGGAGCTGATAACTCCGAAGCATTTTTAATCACACGCGCTTACTTAGCGTCATTCAACATTCCGGCCACCAATTCATCATCTTCCGAAAGCGAGGAATAAATACATGCCTGATTCTAAATCAAAAAAATCAACCGAAACAACCGAGATCACACCCAAACGCGGACGCGGTCACCCTAAAGGCGCTGGCGGCTACAAACGTCCTGACAGTACAGTTCAAGCCGAGCCCGGCGATAACCGTAAATACCTCGAACACAACCTCAAAATGTGGAATTGGCCACAAGTCAATATGAAAAAACCCGAAGATGTCCTCGAACGTGTTACGCTCTACTTCCAAACCTGTGCTGATGACGATATGAAGCCCTCTGTTGCTGGCTTGGCATTAGCTTTTGGCATCGAACGTAACACTTTGTGGAAGTGGATGAATGGGGTGCAAAGCGACTATATACCTTCCGAAAGTAGGAACATGCTCAAAAAAGCGTATCAAATTTTAAATGTCCAAATGGAAAATTATATGCAAAATGGCAAGATAAATCCCGTAGCAGGAATTTTCCTAATGAAGAATAATATGGGATATCAAGACAAACAGGAGGTCGTTCTCACGCCTACCCAGCAGCTCGGCGAGCAAGTACCGGCAGAGACTTTGGAGAAGAAATACCTTGAAGACGTGATCGGCGCGTCAGCCAGCGACTATGAAGTAGATTCCTGAGCGACTATGCCGAGCGACTATGCCGGGCTCACGACTATGATACAGCCGGACGGCGAAGCCGAACAACTCTCACTCGACTATCGGGAAAAAGCCAACAACTATCGCTGAATCGTCAGCGACTATCAAACGACTATCGACTATGCCCCGTGCGTAAGCGCTGAAAAATTTTTAGACTTAAAAACCGAGCAAAAAGCAAAGCAAAACCGCCGAGCGCCTGTAATGGGCACTCGACGGTGTTTTTATTTGTTGTGATCCGCGCAGCTCACGTTGTCAAAAATGCGTTTGCTCGTTAAACACTGCTGAAACGCGTTCTAAGCGGCTTTTGTTTTGCAATGGTATTACACTGGCGCGCTGAAAAACCTGCTCACAAACGATTACAGAGGGCAAAAACAAAGCGCATGTGAGTATACAGCGCAACACGCCGCATTTTAACGACGCTGCAATCGGTTTTTCTCGCCCGGCTATACAGTCGGTAGGGTAAAAAGAAAATCGCCCTGAAGCGTGTTCAGGGCGGTGCAGGAGGTTATTTATTTTTCTTCATGCAATCGAATAAAATCATGATCGGAAGTATAACGATAATTAATAAAACTGTCATTTTTTAAAATTCCATTTCTGCAAACGCTTTCATTTCTGCGGCGATGTTTTCCGGTGTGGTTGCCCATTTTTCAAGCCATTTATCAAAGTTATATGTTAGATAACTTTCTAAGTTGTTCAGGTTCTCCGGCTTGTTTGCTAGTGTGCGAATTGCATTGCAAAATTGTATTGCCTGTTCTTCATAATTGTACATTGTTAAGCCCCTTTCAAAATATCGGTTGGTGTTCGTTTAGCATTATTTCCGCTTGCTTTTTAATGGTGTGCGCTGTGTCTTTTTCCTGATCGGCGGCAAGATTGAGAAAATAAGCTGCAACATCTCTATATGTTCCAGCAAGCGCTGTTGCGCTAACGGTTTGGATGTACGATAGCGGGCAACGGTCGCCGGTGCGCTTTGCTGATATAGTGCGCTGTGCGTGATTTACTGTAACAGTAACAGTTATTTTGCTGATATCATCATATTTGGCCATGATATACCCCCCTCAAAACAAAATAAACAGATTTGAACAACGCCCGATAATGGCATATAATGTGCCGGTTTCCGGGTTCTGCACAAGCCCACCGTTGATGCCGTAAACCCCGGAGGAATAGCCCACTTTTTCAAGCCTGCGGAGCGTGTAAAGGTATTCGGCGGGCTTGTTGGTGTAGTCCTCAGCCACTCCGAGCCGTACAAGCTGGCGCAGTTCCTTTTGTGTGTATTTTCTCATTGTCTGCCCCTCCTTGCTTATTCCGTTACTATGGAGCGATACAAGCGCAATACACGGCTTGCAGCTTGGTGCAATGCCCTTGCTTGTGTGTCGAGCCACTCTTCCCGGCTGTTCGGTCTGCGTTCACCGTTGCGGGTTTTCTTGAGTTCGGACGGGGTACAAAGGCGTTCGGCAATGTCTCCGTTATAGATCAGGGAAGAGCCGCCCCAACTATAGGCGTCCCAATCGCTAGCGCCGTTCATCATCCACAATTTGCACTCTGCGCTGGGCTCCGGGTTGCGGCCTTCGTATTCTGCCCGTTCCTGGAGTTCCTGCACCAGTTCAAAGGCGTAAAGGGTCACGCCTTTGTCCCATGCGCTACGGTCTTTGCGGGCTTCCAGCGCTGCATACATTTTTTCATAAATCGTCGCCGTCCATGCTTGTTTGTCCTCCGTTTCCTTTGTGGGCTGCGGCTCAATTTCAACGATTGGCTTACCACGGCGGCGGGCTTGCTCCACTTCGTAGTCTGCGGCGGGCGATACGCTAACCCATGCATATTTGCTGCTGTAATGGGCTTCTACATCTGCGGCGGTTTCGGCGTGGGCGATATTCGCACAATACACGCTTTCGGAATACTGAAAAGTTACATTGAAATATTGCTTCATGGTTCTTTCCTCCTTGATTTTTCTGCAGAGGCCGTGCTATAATAGCGGTGCCTCCTTGTGTGGCGCGCTCCCGGTTTGCTTCCTACGGCTTCGGGTGCGCTTTTTTGTTTACGTGCCCATTATAATGCCCATTTAAATATATGTCAAGTATTTTGCAACATATTTTACCCATAAAATATACACAATAATGTGTGCGGGTATTTGTGCACGATGCCCATATAATCATACCCAATTGAAACATGGCGGCAGAGCCGGGGGAGGGGGAAAAGAAACGCGCAACGGGGCCGGGGTTACGCCTGTGAATACTGAAAAAATTAAAAAGGTCAGTTTGCCTTACACGCTATTTCAAAAATCGCAAAAAATAAAAAAGAGATTTATTTATGAAATTTTGGGCACAAAAAGTATTGACATATAACGTTGCATATGGTATTGTGTAATAGACAAAAACGCAAAGGAGCATGGGTATAATGAAAGTTGGGTATGTTCGTGTATCGACAGAGGAGCAGAACACTATTCGCCAAGAGATTTTGATGAAGGAACTCGGCGTTGAAAAAATTTATATTGAAAAGGCGAGTGGGAAAAGCCGCGCTGGCCGTCCTCAACTGGAAGCTATGCTGGACTATGTGCGTGAGGGCGATGTTGTTATTGTCGAGAGCATCAGCCGATTTGCGAGAAGCACGAAAGATTTGCTGAGCTTGATTGAACAGTTGAAGAGCAAGAAGGTAGCTTTCGTTTCGCAGAAAGAGAATATTGATACAGAAACACCGCAGGGTCAATTTATGTTGACGGTGTTCGGCGCTATGGCGCAGCTTGAACGTGATCAGACTTTACAAAGGCAAGCGGAAGGGATTGCGGCGGCAAAAGCAGCTGGAAAGTATAAAGGCAGAAAGCCTATTGCTATTGACGAGGGACTTTTGAAAGACGTTCATGCGTCGTGGTATAAGAATGAGATCACCACCGCGCATGCTATTAAACGGCTGTGTGTTAGTCGGAATACTTTTTACCGTAGAATGTGGGAGTATGAAGACGAAATGGGTATCCCCCGCAAGAATGGGAGCAACGCATGAAAGAAAAGATAGAAAAGAAATGAACTGGGATAAGGTATAAGCACGAAGCGATCTTAAAGGATGAATAAGCAATGAAATACTTTTTCAATCTCATCGGTTATATGCTGGTGATAATATGTATCGCGCTACTGTTAGCGTATGTGATACCGAGAATTTTATAAAGTAGGCTCTTGCAAGGGCAAGGGTGACAGCTAAGGGGCTATCTCGAAAGGGGTAGCCTCTTTTCGCTTAGTGGAGGTGTTTATGAAATTAATTCGTAAGGTCGATATTTTGGGCTCGAAGTACGCTGTTTATCGGGTGAGATCGGGCGAAAATGAATATATGGAAAGGATGCATTACGGCGGGTTATGCTGTGCCGGTGATCGTAAGATTTACATTCTTGATTTGGCTACGGTTGAGGATTGGAAAGACGAAAGGGAGGAAGTGCGTAAGAGCTCGGAGGCTTGCACTTTGCGTCATGAGATAATCCATGCATTCTTAAACGAAAGTGGCTTACAGTGGAATGCTGCTGCGTCAGATCAATCATGGGCTAAGAACGAAGAAATGGTTGATTGGATAGCTATTCAATTCCCGAAGATATTTAAAGTGTATCAAGAATTGGGGTGCTTAGAGTGAATTACAAAAAGCTTGCGAGCTCTATAAATGCTGCGATTGATAAGAAACCTGATGATAAGGGAGCTTACGGGGATCTTTTCTCGCTTTGCCGCGCATGGGAAGCTGAGGATTTTGCAGCGGCTCACGCTGCTAACAAGGCGCTAAAGGCAAAGTGCGCTGCGCAGCTGCGTGTGAGCGCAGATAAAGCGTCGTTTTATGAGCAGTGGCGTAAGTGCCTGCTGTTTGAAGCACCGCACGATTTTGACAGTTATTTGACGTATATGGAGCTTGACAGGCAAGCGGATAAGCGCTTTTATCAGCCGCGAAAGAAGCAGCTGAAACCTGTGGTTGACGCTTTACAGGCGCTTTGCGGTGACGATGAGCTCGACCTACTGGCCGTGAGCTTACCCCCTGGTGTCGGCAAGACCACGCTTGCAATCTTCCTGCTTACGTGGATAGCCGGGCGCGATCCGAATCATCCGAACCTTACCGGCAGTCACTCCAACTCGTTTGTACGCGGCGTGTATGATGAGTGCTTGAGGCTGTTCGACGCGCAGGGCGAATATCTTTGGCATGACGTATTTCCCGCCGTTCAGGTCAGCAGCACAAACGCTAAGGATTGCCGCATCGATCTTGATAAGTGTCAGCGTTTTGAGACGCTGGAGTTTACCTCTATAGGCACAGGAAACGCCGGTTTGTACCGCGCTGCAAATTTGCTTTACTGTGATGACTTGGTGTCGGGTATTGAAGTCGCACTCTCTAAGGAGCGGCTTGACAAGCTGTGGGAGACGTATACCACTGACTTGCGGCAGCGTAAGATCGGCGATAAATGCAAAGAGCTTCATATCGCTACTCGGTGGAGCGTACATGATGTTATAGGCCGCTTGGAACGGGAGTATGAGAATAACCCACGTGCGAAATTCATTCGCTTTCCCGCTATGAATGAGAACGACGAGAGCAATTTTGATTACGATTACGGCGTAGGGTTTACTACAAAGTTTTATCGTGAGCAGCGGGACATTATGGACTCTGTCAGCTGGAAAGCGCTGTACATGAACCAGCCGATAGAGAGGGAAGGACTTATTTATCATCCTGATGAGCTGCGGCGTTTCTTTGAACTGCCCACGCAGGAGCCGGACGCTGTTATCGGCGTATGTGATACTAAGGATAAAGGCGCTGACTATGCGTTTTTGCCTGTTGGCTATGTGTATGGGCAGGATTATTATATCGGCGATTGTATCTGCGATAACGGTTTGCCTGACACTGTAGATATTCGCCTTGCGGATATTCTTGTGCGAGACAAGGTCAATATGTGCCGTTTTGAAAGCAACTCGGCCGGCCGACGTGTGGCAGAGAAAATTCAAGGCGAGGTTAAAAGGCTTGGCGGCATTACCAACATTACAACGAAATTTACAACGGCGAATAAGGAAACAAAAATCATTGTAAATTCAGCGTGGGTCAAAGAGCACTGCTTGTTTTTGGACGAAAGCAAATATAAGCGAAACTCGGACTACGGCCGGATGATGGATATGCTTTGCTCGTACACCGTAGCTGGTAAAAACAAGCACGACGATGTACCTGACGGAATGGCTATGTTTGCGGAATTCGCTCAGAGCTTAAGCGGCGCTAAAGTAGAAGTGTTTAAGCGGCCTTGTTAGTGCGCTAAATGACAAATAATAGAAATAATTCAAAGTGTGATAGTTTTGCTTGACACAGAATTAAATATATAATAATGTAAGAATTAGTAAAGGAGGTGTCACAAATAGCGGGACGTATGTTGTTTGGGCGGCGTGTTATATACACGGATGTCGCTGAGATCAACGCAAAAAATATAGTTGATGTTCTTAAAAAAGCACTATTTGTGCACCTACAGAATAGCGCGGATATTGACTATCTTTATCGCTATTATTGCGGAGATCAGCCGATTATTCATAGGGTCAAGGACGTAAGACCGGAGATTTGCAACAAGATCGTGGAAAATCGCGCTAATGAGATTGTGTCGTTTAAGGTCGGCTATCTTATGGGCGAGCCTGTGCAGTACGTCAGCCGTGATGACGAGGAGAGTATTGCGTCTAAGGTGCTGAAGCTTAACAGCTATGTGATATCTGAGGACAAGGCCGCTAAGGACAAAGAGCTTGCGGATTGGTTTCATATTTGCGGCACATCGTATCGGATGATTTTGCCCGACGCGAATGCGAACATAGAGGAAGATGAAGCGCCGTTTGAGATATTTACACTTGACCCGCGTTTTGCTTTTGTGGTCTATTCAAGTGAGCTTGGCAATCCGGCGCTGTTGGGCGTAAAGTATATACTTCGTGAGGACGGAACGCTTGTTTATTCTTGTTACACGCGAGATCATTATTATGAGATAGAGAATCTGTCCACTATCACGCGCAACGAAGATCAGATACTCGGTATTCCGATCATTGAATACCCCGCAAACGCTGCAAGGCTTGGCGCTTTTGAAATTGTGCTGCCGCTTTTGGATGCTATAAATACGACCGAAAGCAACCGTATTGACGGCATTGAGCAGTTTGTTCAGGCGCTTATGCTTTTCCACAATGTTGATATTTCAAGTGACGATTTTTCAAAGCTGCGTAACGAGGGCGCGATCAAATTCAAGGACATTGATCCTCAGTTCAAAGCAGAGATTGATTATCTTACTTCCGAGATGAACCAAACGCAAACTCAGACGCTTGTTGACAGCATGTACAACACTGTGCTGACGATTTGCGGCATGCCGAACAGGAACGGCGGTTCTTCGACTTCGGACACCGGCTCAGCTGTTATTATGCGTGACGGCTGGTCATCCGCTGAGGCGAGAGCCAAAGACACGGAGCTTGTGTTTAAAAAAGCAGAGAAAGAGTTTCTTAAGCTGCTGCTGCACATTTGCCGCGATCTGAGCGATTTGAGTCTGAAGCTTTCAAACCTCGAAATCCGCTTTACAAGGCGAAATTACGAGAACATTACCGAAAAAGCGAACGTATTGACTATGATGCTCGCTAATCCTAAAATCGCGCCTGTGCTGGCATTTACACACTGCGGTCTGTTCAGTGATCCGCAGCTTGCATACAGAATGAGCGTGGAGTACATGGAAGAGCAGCAGAGAAAGGCTGCGGAGGTAATAGCTAATGGAGATAAAACCGAGAACGGTAATGCAGTTAACGCCGGAGATGATAACGGCGATAGAGCAGGCACTGAGCCAACGCAGCAGAATTGAGATCGGCGTAAAGAACAATAAAATTTGCGTTTGGGAGATCAAAAGCAAAACTAAATACGAACAGCCTATTGCATAGGGCATTAGGGACAGCCAGTTAGGGGCTATCGATATCGAAAAGATGTCGGTAGCTCCTTTTTTTGTTATTCTCTTTTCCTTCCTGTTGCCCCCGGGCTCTGCGGAGCGCCCGTGAAAGCTCGCCGATGGCGGTCGGCATGAGAAAGGCAGCAGCAAAAAGTAATCAATCGCTGAGAGGCGTTAGTTGTCAGAGAAGACGTTAAAACGCGAAAGGGAGATAACCCTACCAAAAACAGAAAACACAGTCAGAGAAGACTAAAAAACGCAGGAGGTAATCATCATGGCAAAAATCGATGTAAGCAAAATCGACGGTTACGAGAATATGACCGCCGAGCAGAAAATTTCCGCATTAGAAGCTTATAACTCGCCTGAACCTGACTATACGGGCTGGGTAAAGAAAGACCTGTATGACAAAGCTGCTTCTGAAGCTTCTTCATGGAAGAAAAAGCACAATGAGCTTCTTTCTGAAGACGAGCGCAAGAAGCAGGAGCAGGCTGACAGCATTGCGCAGATGCAGAAAGAGCTTGACGAGCTGCGCGAGGGCAAAAAGGTTTCTGAGTATAAAGCTAAGTTCATTGCTCAGGGCTATGACGAAACGCTCGCAGAAGAAACCGCTAAGGCAATGGCAGAGGGCAACAGCGAAAAGGTTTTTGCTAATAATCAGAAGTTTCTTGATGATTACGCGAAAAGAGTTAAAGCAGATGCTCTTAAAAAGACTCCGAGACCTGCACCTGGTCAGGGCGGTAACGAGTCTGTAAATTACGACGAAAAGATTTCAAACGCGCAGAAGGCCGGAGATTTTACGGCGGCTGCGTATTACACGCGCCTTAAAGCTCAGGCGGAGGCGCAAATTCAGAATGAATAAAGGAGAAAACCAATTATGGCAGATACTTTTGCTACAAGTTTTGGGGTACTTAACTACTCCGGAATGCTTTTTAACAAGGGTAATACCCGCACTCCGCTGTCTTCGATTATAGGCGGCAGAGCAAAGACAACCAATCACGTTGAGTTTGTTACTGGCCAGGAGTTCACTTCCGGCGGCGGCGCCCAGCCTGCTATCAGTGAGACCGCGTCGCTTACTGCGCCTGACGCAACTGTAGTAACTCGTGAGCAGAAAACGAACGTTACTCAGATCTTTCAGGAAAGCGTAGGCATCTCTTATGCAAAGCAGTCGAACATGGGCACTCTGAGCGGCATCAATATTGCCAATCAGCAGGCTAACCCCATGAACGAGCTCGATTTTCAGGTTGCTGCAAAGATGATGAAGATCAATGCCGATATCGAGTATACCTTCATCAATGGCGTATATAGCAAGGCCACCGATGACAGCAAGATCAACAAGACCCGTGGTCTCGTTCCTGCTATCACTACCAACACCAAGGCAATGGCGTCCAAGCCTCTCGGCCTGTGGGATATCGCAGATATGGTCAAGAAAATCTATGGTCAGAATGCGCCCACTACCGGCCTGTGCCTGTGGTGCGATGCAACTACCATGTTCCAGATTAACGCTGATGCGGTACAGAACGGCTTGTCGGTAGTCCCTGCGTCTCGTGAGATCAACGGTATCGCGCTGTCGAGCGTCGTTACCCCGATAGGTGTTGTTTACCTGTACCTCGGTGAATACCTGCCCGGCGGCACTGCGCTGCTGCTGAACCTCGACGTTCTTGCCCCTGTGTTCCAGCCCGTTCCCGGCAAGGGCAATTTCTTCCTTGAAGAGCTTGCTAAGACCGGCGCGGGTCAGAAATACCAGCTCTTTGGTCAGATCGGCCTCGATCATGGCCCCGAGTGGTATCACGGCAAGTTTACCGGCATTTCGACCTCGTTTACCGCACCTACTTACAGCCGCAGCGTATTTGTTGCGAATGCAGCTGATTTCAAAGCCACTGGCTCTACCGGCGGCTGATAAAAACATTTAAACGAAAGGGGTGGACAGTATGACGGAAACTGAAAAACTGGCAATGGTTAAAGCTATGACCGGCGAGACGGATGAAAGCGTTCTGTCCACTTACCTTAAAATTGCCGGGGATAAGGTTTGCAGGAAAGCATATCCCTTTACGTTTGCTACGCAGAATGTGCCTGAGCGCTATGAGTATGTTCAGGTCGAGATCGCAGTTTATCTAATCAACAAACGCGGTGCAGAAGGGGAGACGGCACATAGTGAAAATGGAATATCGCGCACTTATGACAATGCCGATATCCCTTCTGCGCTGTTGAGAGATGTTGTGCCTTTTGCGTCTACCCTCGGAGGTGACGCATGAAAATATTAGAGCGAAACAAAATGGCGTTTTGGTATCAGCTTTATGACCGCAAGGAAATCGTTGAGGATGAATACGGCAACGAAACCGGTGGCTCAAGGTTGATTTACAAACCCGCCGTTAAGTTAAGAGCTAATGTTTCATCAGCTACAGGGACGGCACAGATAGAACAGTTCGGTAATTTTGCGGGTTATGACAAGGTGATCGTTACCGACGACCTGACTTGTCCGATTGACGAAAACTCGGTTTTGTTTGTTGATAAGCTGCCTGAATACAGCGAGGACGGCACTCCACTTTATGACTACGTTGTAAAGCGCGTTGCAAAATCGCTTAATGCCATTGCGTATGCAATTCAAAAGGTGAATGTGTCGTGAAAAAGGTCGTTGTACCGCTGTCTAATGCCGGTATTGCGGAGCTGATAAAAAGCGTGAACGAATACAACGTGTGGCTCAAAGAGCGCTCAAGCGAGTTTCTGAGGCGTTTGGCGAAAATGGGTTACAACGCGGCGAGCGCTAAGTTCGGCACTGCGACCTATGACGGCACGAATGATGTTGTGGTGAAGATCGAAGAACGAGACAGAAACACTATGGCAATAGTCGCTACGGGCACGGCAACGCTGTTTATAGAGTTCGGTACAGGCGTTACTTATCCCGACAATCATCCGCAAGCGGGTGAGCTGGGTATGGCTCGTGGCGAATACGGAGAGGGTCACGGCAAGCAATCATCATGGGGCTATTACGGCGAACCTGGCTCTAACGGTATCGTCAGAGAAAAGCCTGACGGCAGCACCGTTGTTATTACGCAAGGCAATCCGGCAAATATGCCGATGTATGAAACGGTAAAGGAATTGGAAGCAAGCTTAACTGCTTTGGCAAAGGAAGTGTTTAAATGATCGACATTGAAAATCAAATATACACACCGATAGCCAAAGCGCTTAGAAACAAATTCTCCGGCATTATCGTAAGCGGCGAATATATAAACGCTCCGCCTGATTTTCCTTATGTGAGTATTGTCGAGCAGGACAATTACACGACGCAGGCGCACATGGACAGCGGTAGTGTTGAATTTTCGACGCTGATGTATGAGGTGAACGTTTATTCCAACAAAAGCGTTGGTAAAAAAGCGGCTTGCCGCGAGATTATAACGTTCATCGATAGTTTGATGTATTCAAAGAATTTTAGGCGAATATCACTTTCGCCCGTTCCAAATATGGAAAATGCGACAATTTACCGGCTCGTTGCCCGATACAAGGCAGAAACGGACGGTACTAATCTTTATAGGAGGTAAATTATGGCGATAAGTACATATAAAGTCTTTCTGATGAAGAAAGGTGACACAGGTGATATCTGGTCGAAGCTTGTTGATATCAAAGAGTTCCCCGATCTCGGCGGCGAGCCCGAAATGCTCGAAACCACTACTCTGAGTGACAACATGCAGACCTATATTGCAGGCATTCAGTCTCTTGATGGCCTGTCGTTCTCCGCAAACTACGACATGGCCACTTTCAAGACGCTCAAGGCTCTTGAAGGTAAGAAAGCCAGCTATGCGGTATGGTTTGGCGGCACGGAGGTTTCCGGCACTGTTACCCCAGACGGTTCTAACGGCAAGTTTAGCTTTGACGGCGAGCTTTCTGTTTATCCCGTCGGCGGCGGCGTAAATGAAGTTGTGGGCATGACTATTACCATCGCGCCGTCTACACCTATTGCTTTTTCTGACACCTGATTACAAGCCAAATTGATAAGGAGGATTTATCATGGCAAAACAGCTTACTATTAACGATCCTGTTTCCGGCGTTACATATACACTGGAATTTACTCGAAAGACAATCGAGCTCATGGAGAAAAACGGCTTTGTGGCTGCTGACATGGAGCGTAAGCCTATGACGCTTCTTCCCGCGCTTTTTGCGGGTGCGTTTCTTGCGCATCATCGTTTTGTTAAGCGTGATGTGATTGACGCAATTTATGCAAAGCTGAACCACAAGGACGAGCTTATAGGCGCACTTGTGGAGATGTACAACGAGCCGCTTATGGCGCTGCTTGACGAGCCCGAGCAGGAGAACGATGAGGGAAACCTGAGCTGGAAGGCTGGCTGGTAAGCGGCCATTCTTCCGTAAACGTGGGGGGTGGAGGCGAACGAAGCCCCATCCCCCGTTTTGCTTACACAGACAAATTTTATGAGCTTTTTCCGTATTACCTGTCTATAGGCATGACCTATGAGCAGTATTGGGAGCAAGATTGCGATTTAGTTAAGTATTACCGCCGTGCAGCGCAGATAAAACAGGATTTGAAAAATCAAGATGCGTGGTTGCAGGGCGCTTATTTTTACGAGGCATTGATCGACGTTGCTCCTATATTGCGAGCGTTTGCGAAGAAAGGCACTAAGCCTACGCCGTATGCAAATCAGCCTTATGAGCTGTTTAGCAGGAACGATGAAACGCGCAAGAAACAGGTGATTGAAAAGAGGCAGGACGAAAAGGCAAAAGCGTTTATGCAGGCATTTATGATGTCAAATAACAAGAGATTTAAAGAAGAAGGTGGTGTAACGGATGGCTGATAATGTAGAAATTCAGGGCTTGGAGTTCGAGATAGTCAATGACAGCAAAGATACGGTCAAAGGCTTGGAAGCTCTGATAGATACACTCAAGGCATTAAAAACCGCTACATCAGGCGGCACGGGTGGACTTAGTAAGACCGCTGACAGCATTAGAAAATTAAACGATGCTTTAAAGGGCTTTAGTCAGTCGGATGCAGCAAGTAAGATTTCATCTCTGGCAGGTGCACTCAATGTGCTTAAGGGCGTTGGAAAGGTTACTATATCATCTTCTATTGCCAACCAGATAAAGGCGATAAACGATGCTTTAGCCGGTGTTAACGAAAGCACAAAAGATAAGCTTGTCGGCCTCGCAGACGGTCTCAGGCCGCTTTCTGAGCTCGGAAAATCGAAACTGACTACATTTATTAATCAAATAAAAAAGCTCCCCGAAGTCGTCGGAGAGCTTGAAAAAGTTGATCTTGATAAATTCACGCGGCAAATGTCGGAGCTGGCTGCGGCTATGAAGCCACTGGCTGATGAGATGCAAAAGGTATCTAACGGTTTCTCGGCATTTCCATCGAAAATTCAAAAACTTATCTCGTCCAGTGAAAAGGGCAAGAAAAGTGTTGGCAAATTCGGCAAAGCGGCAGGACTTCTCAAATTGGGCGGCGTTGCTTTATCGCTGCGTACGGTGTCGAATTTGATAAGCTCGGCTATTACAGAGTCGAATAAATATCAGGAAGACTTAAACCTCTTCACTGCATCAATGGGCAAATATGCCGAACAAGCGAAGAAATACGCCGAGACTGTATCTGAGGTCATGGGTATTGACCCTGCCGAGTGGATGCGCAATCAGGGTATATTTAACACGCTCTTAGAGGGCTTTGGTTCTGTTTCAGATCGAGCATACACGATGAGCAAGAACCTGACGCAATTAGGCTATGATATAAGTTCGTTCTTTAATATAAGCGTTGAAGATGCAATGTTAAAATTGCAGTCCGGCATTTCCGGCGAGCTTGAGCCGCTACGTAGGTTGGGCTATGACCTGTCTCAGGCACGTTTGCAGCAGACGGCGTATACACTGGGTATCAATGAAAGTGTATCGGCAATGACTCAGGCCGAGAAAGCCGAGCTACGTTATTACGCCATTATGACACAGGTAACGACTGCACAGGGTGATATGGCACGTTCGCTTGAAGCTCCGGCTAATCAGCTCAGAATATTGCAGGCGCAGTTTACTATGTGCGCGAGAGCAATAGGCGATATCTTTATCCCGATGCTCAACGCGATACTCCCCGTGGCGATTGCTATTTTGAGGGTTATAAGAGAAATAGCAAATGCTATAGCAAGTTTGTTCGGATTTAAGTTGACGGACATTGATTATTCCGGCCTTGATAATGCAGCAGGCGGCGCTGGCGCTCTTGAGGACAATCTTGAAGGTGCTGGCGACGCTGCAAAAAAGCTTAAACAGTACACTGCCGGTTTTGACGAGCTGAATGTATTCAAGCCGGAAGACAAATCATCTTCCGGCAGCGGTGCAGGCGGCGGTGGCGGTGGCTTTGAATTTGAATTGCCTGAGTATGATTTTCTCAGTGATGCGATTGAAATGAAAATCGATAAACTGAAAAACATCATTGAGGAAGCCCTTGCGCAGTTATTCATTATTATATCAGGAGCTTCACTTGTAGTTGGTGCGCTTCTAACACTTAGCGGTGCAAATATACCTCTTGGCTTGGGGCTCATGGCGGCTGGCGCTGCTGGCTTAGTTGTTGCGGTTAAACTGAATTGGAATAGCATGACCGACGGAATTGCAAATACGTTAGCTTTAATTCTCGGTGTGGTTGGCGGCGCATTGCTTGCACTGGGAGCAATCTTGACATTCTCAGGGGCAAACATTCCTTTAGGTATTGCTCTTATGGCAATTGGTGCTGCTGCGCTCGTAACTGCGGCAATTATCAATTGGAAAAAGAGCACGGATCATATTAGAGATGCCCTGACCACAATTAAAGGCATTGTACTTGGTGCACTTATAGCGGTTGGCGCATTGTTAGCCTTATCGGGCGTAAATGTGCCTTTAGGCATAGCGCTCATAGCAGCTGGTGCAATAGGCATTGCAACAAACGCGCTCATGAATTGGGACAAGTTGCCTCAAAAAGTGAAGGATGTAATAGCAATTATAACCGCTGCTGTATCGTTAGCGTTTATAACTGTTGGCGCAATTTTGGCTTTTTCGGGCATTAACCTGCCTATAGGTCTTGCGCTTTTGGCAGCTGGTGCATTGACTATGGCTACAGCTGTTGTACCGAATTGGGATAAACTATCGGACAATATAAAAGGCGTTATTGCAGAGATAACAGCAGCAGTATCAATTGCGTTTATAGCGTTCGGTGCGCTCTTGGCGTTCTCGGGTACTAACATACCTATCGGCCTTGCGCTCTTGGCTACCGGTGCATTAATGATGGCAAGCTCGGTTGAACCTAAATGGAACGAGATACCTGAAGAGGTCAGGAAAACAATTACCAAAATCACACGCATAGTCGGAGGGGCTTTATTGGCGCTTGGCGTTATATTGCTGCTTACGGGCGTTGGCGCAGGGCTCGGAATAGGTCTTGTTATGGCAGGGGCTGCGTCGTTGGCTACTTCTGTTGCGTTAGACTGGGATTTCTTAACCAAAAAGGTAGAAAAAACTCTTAAATCTGTAGAAGATACATTTAAGAAAAAGTGGGAAAATATCAAAACCGACACAAAAGAAAAGTGGGATGATATTAAAACCTCGCTTTCCAATACTTGGGATAGCATAAAAACTACAGCAAGTAATACTTGGGATGGTATTAAAACCACTATTTTCACAGCGTGGGGAAATATCAGTAATGATACTTCTACTAAATGGACTAATATTAAAACCTCGCTCTCTAACACCTGGGATAACATCAAAACGCGAGCAAACACTACGTGGGAAAATTTAAAAACTGCTATTAGTGGTGCATGGAATAATGTAAGTACTGATACCACATCAAAATGGGATATTATTAAGTCTTCACTTTCCGGAGTGTGGGATACGATTAAATCTACTGCGAGCTCGGTTTTTGGCAGTGTTAATACCGCTATCACAAATGCGTGGAATAATACAAAAACTAACACAAGTGCTGTATGGAATAATGTTAAGTCTTTTCTTTCTGGTGCTTGGAATGGAATTAAGTCTAATGCGACTTCAATATTCAATTCCATGAAAGAAATGATTTGCAGTATTTGGGATGCATTAAAAACTCATATTTCAAATGCTGTAGGCTCCATTATCGGCTTTGTGGACAAAATGAAAAGCATTGTTTCTGCCGGTGTGAGTGCAGTAAAAGGGGCGTTCACCAGCGCTGTAGCCGCGGCACAGAATGCTGTTAGTGCGATAGGAAGCGCTTTGTCCAGTATTGGTAGTGCCATATCAAACGGCCTTTCAAATGCCGCATCTTCAATTGGCGGTGCGCTTGGATTTGCAGAGGGCGGTTTTCCAAACGAAGGGCAGTTGTTTATTGCTCGTGAGTCCGGCGCTGAGATGGTCGGCACAATGGGACGCAGAACGGCGGTAGCCAACAACGACCAGATTGTAGAGGGCATATCAGCCGGTGTTACTAATGCAAATGACGGCGTTATCGCTGCAATATATTCGCTTATCAACGTGGTTGAGTCTAAGGATATGGACGTTTATATTGGCGATGACGCGATAGGCCATTCTTATGATCGATACAATCAGAGCAGAGGCCGCAGAGTCAATGTTGGTGCGTTTGCAAACGCTTATTAAGGAGGCGTGAGGATATGAACAGCTTTATAAAAATCAACGGCAAGGCATATCCCACGCCTCGACGGGGGCTGAATTTAATGGTCGCCACTATTGTTGACTCAGCCCGAAACGCAAATGCAGTCGTTGTCGGTCAGGTGGTAGGCCGCGAGCAGCAGAAGATAAACAACCTTGAATGGGGTTATCTTACCGCTGCTCAATGGTCGGCTATATTGAAGGAGTTTAGCCGATTTTATGTGACTGTGAGCTATCCCGATATGGTAAATAACCGCTGGACAACGCGAAAAATGTACCCCGGTGACCGCACAGCCGAGCCGCTTCATCTTGACCCGAAAACCGGCTTGCCGCTGGATTATATCAATTGTAAAGTCAATCTTATCGATTGCGGCGAGCCGTTCTAAGGAGGTGTAGACCGTGAAGCAGGTAAGCGATGCTTACAAGTTGAGCATGAGGTCTATGCTCAGAAACCGCTCGTATGTAAAAGTCGCGTTTTCAAACGTCGACGTAGCGGCAGCAACAGACGGCGAATGGGAGAGCAACGGTGCACAGGGATATTCGGAATTTGACACGATAGATTACGAATATGACTATGAAGAAACCTATGCGACGTTGGAGTTGAACAGGTGGGGGCTTGACGGCTCCCAAATCATTCTGGTATCGAACACGGGCAATACGCGGCAAGACGGCTTTACATCTACGCTTATAAGTAATGCAAACGGCGAGTTTACCACAAGTGCAGTGCTGACAAGGGAGTTTACCAACCCTCACACGTTCGCCGGGCTTACGTTTATTTTTGATACGCGTACTAAAGAGTGGCCGCTTGAGATTACCGCAAAGTTTTATCTTAATAATGAAGTGGTCGAAAATAAAACAATAAGTGTAACTGACACCGAGGCAGCTTTTGAGGCTCGCATAGCCTCGTGTGACAAGATCGAACTCGTGTTTGGTAATATGCTTCCTTATCGCCGCCCACGTTTGGAGCGTATCATGTATGGCATTGAAAAGACGTTTACAAACAGCGATATCGTATCAACGAAGCAGTCGCACGATGTAGACCCCTTGAGCCGCAGACTGCCGAAAGAGACCATGCAGTTTGCGATACTGGATTACGAGCATAAATACGATCCTGACAATCCTACAGGCATGTACGCCTATGTCGACAAAAACTCGCCGGTAACCATAAGCTTCGGCTACGAGCTGCCGGACGGAAATGTCGAGTGGACTAAGGGCGACAAGTACGTTTTGAACAGCAAGCCCAAAGCCTCGAAAAATCAGGCTACGTTTACCGGCACAGGGCTTATCGGCAGCTTAACGGGCAGCTTTTATAAGAGCAAGTTAGGCGAAAAGACCTTTTACGACATGGCAGAGGAAGTGCTGCTGGATGCAGACCTGACGCTTACCGAGCTCGGAACACATCCCTGGGTGATAGACCCCGCACTGAAGCAGATGAAAACCACTGCCGCGCTTCCTATCGACACGCACATGAATTGCTTGCAGCTTATAGCCCACGCTTGCCGCTGCCGCCTGTTCACCGATGACGATAATATCATACACATTAAGCCGTTCGGCGTTACGATTATCGGCATATACAACGGTACATGGTCTGATAACGGCCATATGTGGTTCAGCGAGTGGAACAGCGTTGATAAAGGCAACAAGACGGATAACACCTATATCACGCTTGAGCTCAATCGTTGGGCGCTTGACGGCGGGGAAGAACAGGTGCTTATCGAAAGTGAGAACGCGTCGGGGCGCGGCTATGTAAGTCAGAGCGTGTCGGACAGCAGCGGAGATTACGACACAGCGCCGGTGTTTACTAAGGAGTTCGATGTGTCGCATGATCTGCCGGTGCTCACGCTGTGCTTTGATACGCCGATAGATGAATATCCCTCGTCGGTGCAGGTCAAGTATTACAGCGGCGATACGCTGCTTGATACCAAAGTCGTAAGCGGTATAACGTCTGCTGAGACAGTCATCACGAGCTCGCTTGCGTTTGACTGCACAAAGTTCGAGGTCACTGTTCTCGGCGGTTTACCTTATCGCCGAGCGCGAGTGAGCAAGGTCTATTATCGCGAAACGGATTATACGTTGGACTTTACTACGATATCCGAAGACAGTCAAACGCTGTCAAAAATCGATCAGCTCAAGACCGTTACCGTCGCAAAATACGCTTACACGGCCAACGGCGACAGTAGTGTGCTATTTGAAGGAACGACCGCCGAGACCAACCTACATATTGAGTTCTCAGGTCTTGCAGCGGATGTACAAATCACGGTTACCGGCGGCACGCTTGTATCTTCCGATATATATGCGAGAGCTGCCGATTTGGTGTTATCCTCCGGCACTAAAACCGTGACCATAACAGGTAAAACTTTGTCTGAAAACTCGGTGGTCGTTTCTTACCCCGTGAATTTGGACGGGGAAACCGATAAGGAGACAAATCCTCTCATAACCAACGACGATATGTGCGCCGCGCTTGCCGAGCACGTCAAAAAGTATCTTACAATGCGCAACACTTACGATGCGACGTATCGCGGCAATCCCGAGCTCGAAGTCGGCGACATTATAGGCTTGCAGACCATGTACACCGACGAGATGGACGCGCTCGTGCTGGTTGATGAGATAACATTTAACGGCTCTCTGAGCGGAAAGGTAAAGGTGAAAGCTTTGATATGAGTGTGATCGACGACCTTATATATGACCGCACACAAGCCGATGTAGACCGCGTTTACGAGCTAAAGGGAAAGATACTCGCCGGAGGCTTGAGCGCCATGACAGACGCGGAGAAAACGGAGTATATGGCCGGTATGAAAGGCGCGTATAACTACACCGACTTAAACCGCGTCGGACAGGCCGTTTCGTATATCGCGCAGCAAATGAAGACGCTGCCGCAGAGAGTGGCGGCATACAGCGCGGCGAGAGGCGGCGGCAATGACGTTACCGTTGTTCTGCCGTATGACCCCGAAAGCATCACGGTCAGTCCCAAGACCGATTGGGCGGTCACGGACATACCGATGCAGGCGGCAATGGAAACATACCTTGCTAACCTTACCGAACTGCGAGGACAGCTTACATTGCCGGTCGACGCGCCTACAGTGCCGACGAGCATGCGCAATCTCACTTTTTCGACCGCGAATGACATTGAATATCTGCTCTATCTCATAAACGCGGCGCTCGTCGAACTGGAACAGTCATTATATGACGAGATAGACAAAACAGTTGCCGCATTTGAATACGTTAATCTGTATTATTGCGGAGAATAGGAGGAAAGCATTTGAAAAACACCGTAATCAAAGGCGACGGCACGTCGAGGAAGCTCAAAGCGCCCTCATCGCTGCCTGAGAGCTTTTCGGAATGGCGAACACAGCTGCTTGCCGGAAATGCAACGCTGGATATCGCACTGAACCCTGACGGATGCGAGACTGTCGGAACGCCGCTGTCAAAATCCAATCTGCTGACCGATGAGACGAAAGAGACTTTGGGGCTTACGAGTGATGATCCGACGATCAATGAAGCACTCAAGCTTCTCGGAAACGCTCAGCCCATCATCGGCACCGCGCCGCCGACGACATCGACCGTCGGCGTAGTCGGGCAAACCTACATCGACACGGCGGCAAAGCTTGTTTATCACTGCACAGGGGCGGCGGCTACGGGGTATACGTGGGAGGTGTATTCCGCGGGGCGGTCGTCGAAAGTGAATTTAACGCTGTATGCGTCGAGCTGGAGTACGGCAAAGAAATACACCGTCAGCAACGCGAACATTACGGCGACATCGGCGGTCGAGCTTCTGCCGCGAGAAAACAACGGGATAACACAGGCGCAGCTAGAGGCGCTGAGCGGCGCTATGATCGTCGGCGGCACACAGGCGGCAGGCAGCATCCAGCTCGTCGCGCTGGGCGATAAGCCGACAACGGATATCCCTGTAACCATTATCATAAGGAGGGATTTGTAATGCCGCTTATAAATCACTGCAACGGCGGCGGAGGCACACCGCAGTTGTGCCATCAGGTTGAAAATTTTATAGCGCAACCCGGAAACCTGGAGGCAGTGCTCCTGTGGCAAGCCCCAGACTCCGACGAAGACAGTAGCTTTGTAGGTGTGCGCATTGTGCGCAAGGTTGGGAGCACCCCTACGGGTTTAAGTGACGGCACTGTGGTGTATGAAGGCACAGCGCTTACTTATACCGACACCGGGCTGACGGCCGGAACAACTTACTATTACCGCGCTTTTGCATACAACGCAAAAAAGAAATATCAGACAGCTATGTGCACTGCTAAATTGACCGCGATTGTGTGCTTGCGTGCTGACGATCTGCCAGTTGGTACACTTATTAAGTTTAATGTAGATAGCAAGCCTATGGATTTCATTGTGGTGCATCAAGGGAACCCAGACCCTGCCGTGTACGATGATACTGCTGACGGCACATGGATACTGCCTAAACTGGCGTGGTACAAGATCGCATTCTATAAAGATGGTAACACCCGCTGGGATGATTCAGAAAGAGGCTACGCGGACTATGGCGGAAGCGCACTTAATGCGTCACTAAATTCACGAGATTTATACACTGGTACCAACACTTCTTGGGTGTACAACCCCCTTATAACTTACTATGACCCGGTTGCGGTTGAGCATATGCGTACTGTTAATGTCCCGTACAGGCGAGTAAATAATACGACGCTTGACGCAAACATATATACAACAGCGGTAAAGCTATTCCAACCAACAGCAAAAGAAATAGGCGTTACTACTAAGTACAGTGCAGGAGCTAAGTTGGATTACTTTATCTCGGGAACCGGAGCATCTGCTAAGCAGAAGCGTATCGCAATACGCAACGATGTTACAACAGCAGAGTATGCAATATCGTGGCACTTACGAGACCCGTCAGGTGAACTCAACTGCTCTTACTACGTCGAAGACGACGGCACTATAAACGGCACAAACTCCGTTCAGAACGCTCACGCCGTAAGACCGCTAAGTGTGTTGAACTTCAGCACGCTATTTAACAGTAATCCTGACGCATCCGGAAGATACACATTCTATACGTAAGGAGGTAGTCCCCATGAACTGTACGGAAAGTTATATCCAGATGAATAATACTTGGCATCTGCTTTTAACAGTAAAGACTTCCGAGCCTACAACGTTTGGCAGTTTAATCAGCTTTGAATTAGGTGATTACACCTGCATTTACAGTGTGAATACGCCAATTAGAACGTTCGTAGAAGATAATAAGTATTACTACTGGTTCTTGCCGACATCGAAAAAGATAGTCCCCATATCGGGCATAACTCCGGCGGCACTCGACGCAGCCTACAGAGAGGGGGTTAACAGCATATGACGAAAGATGAAGCGATCGCAAAAATGAAAGAAAAAGGCGCGGATGATGCCGCAGCCCTGCGGGCAAAGGCGAACACCATGACCGGCACTGAAATTATCGCCGCAGAAATCGCCGTGCCGGACTTCGACGCGACTAAGGATTACAGCGCATGTCCTGACGGTACGCCGGTTGCGGACGAGGGGCAGATATGGACGCTTATACAGCCGCACAACGCCGCGAATTATCAGGGCAGGCCGTCCACTCTGCGCGCGCTGTGGGGGCTGTGCCACACTACAGACCCAGCAAAGGCGAAACCGTGGGTCGATGCCCACGGCACGTCGGGAATGTACATGAAAAACGAATGCTACAAGGACGCTTCCGGCAAGGTCTATCGTTGCAAACAGGACAACTGCGTTCACGATGCCGCCGCGCTGCCAAGTGCGTGGGAGGAAGTATGATGGACATAACCGCAAAACAGGTGCTTGAGCTGGCTGCAAAGTACATAGGCTATAAGGAAAAGGCATCGGACAAGGACTTATACAGTTTTGAGGATAATGCCGGACGAGGCAACTTCACGATGTTTCAGGCGGAGCTGGACAAGGCAAAGTTTTGGAATACGCCCAAAAACGGCTATGAGTGGTGCACAAGCTTTGTAGCGTGGTGCTTCTGGCGCATTGCCGGTAACGCGGCAAAGAAAACGCTGTGCCTTACCGGGCAATATGGCGCAAGCTGCGTCAGCTGGGCGAAGTATTACGCGGCTCAGGCGAGGCTTTTCACCAAGCCCGAAGTCGGCGACCAGTATTTCCAGAAAGACACGCGCGATGGGCTGCCCTGCCACACGGGCATTGTTGAAAGCGTAAACGGCAACACGTTCGTTACCATAGAGGGCAACTACGGCAACGCCGTGCAGCGCGTTACCAGGCATCTCGGCAGCACGGTCTACGGCTTCGGCAGGCCGAAATATACAGCAGAAAGCGAGGATGAAGAAATGGTTAGATGGAAAACGGTCAACGACGTTCCCGAAGGGCTTTACCGCGACACGGTTAAGAAGCTTATGGCCGACGGCGTTATTCAGGGCAAGGGCGACGGCGTGGTTGACCTGACCGAGGACATGCTCAGGGTGACGATATATAACAAAAGAATGATTGAAACGATGTTGGAGAAATAAAGTATGGCAGAGAGCATAGTAGTCGCTATCATAACCGGCGTTTTAACGCTTGTCGGCGTACTTATCAGCAACAGCAAATCACAGGCGGTCATGGAAACAAAGGTGAACGAGCTGACACGAGAGGTCAGGGAGCACAACAATTTTGCAAAGCGTATGCCTGTGGTAGAGGAACAGCTCAAGGTGGTAAATCACCGGATAGCAGACCTTGAGGACGACATGAAAAATCATCATCATTAACAGGAGGCACATTTATGAAAATCAACTGGACTGTAAGACTTAAAAACAAAACCTTTTGGCTCGCGCTCGTCCCGGCGCTGCTGCTGCTTATTCAGGTAGTGGCGGCTGTGTTCGGCATCGACTTGAAGCTTGACGCGCTGGGCGACAAGCTGCTGGCCGTTGTAAACGCGCTGTTCGCGGTGCTGACCATCCTCGGCGTTGTCACAGACCCGACGACCGCCGGAGTCAGCGACAGCAAGCAGGCTATGGAGTACGATAAGCCGAAGTGTGATAAGTAATCCCTTGTAAACCATAAAACGGAGGCTGTTTGATGACTGCAACCATCAAAGAATTTTGCCGGATAAACGGCATTGACGAAGCATCGGCAAACCTTGCCGATATCATCTATGAAGCTTTGATAGGCGGTGACAATGGAAGCCTTGAAAGAAATAGCGCAGCCGAAGCGAAAATGCAAGCTGCAATTTCCAACGGCATTGCGCGAACGGCTGATAGCTGAATGCGGCTTTACGCTTGAAGAAAAGACGATACTTAATCTACGCGCCGACGGATTATCCATCATCGAAATAGCCGACCGGCGGCATTGCAGTGTTGAAACGATCAACCGGCGTATACGCAGCATCAAAAACAAAATAGCGGACATAGCTAAAGGGTAGCGCATTATGCGTTACCCTCTTTTTTTATGACACATTATCGCCCTGTAACTGACACGTTACGGGGCTTTTTTTATGCGATGATTTAGGCAGAAAAAATAAAGGGGGTTAACCCATGAACGGAATATACGGTTACGGAAACGGCTATGGATATGCACCGCCCTACACGCCACAGATGGGCACAGGAGCGCAGATGCCGCAAAGATGCCAAGTTATCAAAGTGAACGGCAGAAACGGCGCTGACGCGTTCAGGATGGCCGCTGACAGCTCGGTGCTTCTGCTGGATGAAAACGATCCTATAGTGTGGCTAAAAACGACTGACGGCGCAGGCTATCCGACGATAACGCCGTATTCCATCGCGCCTTATCAGCCAGCGCCCGAAGTAAACGTAAATGATCTTGAAATCAGAATAAAGCGACTGGAGGACATATTAAATGGCAAATCCGATGATGCAGATGTTAGGGCAAAGCGTGGGAAAGCGAATGCCGAATAACCCTATTGCAATGATAGCTGAATTTCGCAAATTCGCGCAGGGCATGACACCCGAAAAAGCCCAGCAGCAAGTTCAGCAGTTTTTAAGTTCCGGCAGAATGTCACAGGCGCAGTTTGAACAGCTTAAACAGCAAGCAGATGAATTTATGAAATTTCTGAAATAAGCCGGGTCGACACGGTTTATTATAAAAAAATCTACGAAAGGAGAAAAACGATGGATACTATGTCTCTCAGTGACATCGCCGCCGTAACTCGCAACGATAATGACGGTTGGGGCAATGGCGGTGCATGGTGGATTATCATCCTGTTTCTGTTTGTATTCATGGGCGGCGGCTTCTGGGGCAATCGCAACGGTGATTATGGCCAGTACGCAACCGCTGCATCACAGCAGGAGATCCTTTTCGGCCAGCAGTTTGGCCAGCTTAATGATCGCCTTACCAGTATCGGCAACGGCATTTGCAATCTTGGCTACGATGTGCAGGGCAACATCGGCCAGCTCGGTAAAGAGATGGCGCTTGCTCAGAATGGCACGAACATGACCATTATGCAGACCGGTAACAGCATCCAGGCACAGCTTGCCGACTGCTGCTGCAAGACACAGCGAGCGATTGACGGCGTTAACGCGAACCTCGAAGCAAAGTTTGCAGCGCTGGAAAAGTCGCAGCTTGAACAGCGTATTGCCGAACAGTCGGCGCGTATTGCCAGCCTTGAAATGGATAACCGTATGTATGGCGTGGTTCGCTATCCTAACGGCTACACTTATAATGCCGGTGTGTCGCCCTTCTGCGGCTGCAATAGCGGCTGCGGCTGTGCATAACACGCATTAGACCGCTTTAACAGCGTTTGCCCGGATGGTTTACGCTGTCCGGGCTTTTAATTTTAAAATTGAAAGGAAAATTTACAATGGCTTGTAATTCAAAACTGAAAAATCAGCACTACAAAAGTGCGCAGAATGCATATAACAATGCATCGCAGACTTTCGCCGCTGCTGGAACTCCGGTTAATGTTCTGGGCGTGCTGAACACCGACACAGGATGTTCTATCGACACCGTTACAGGCGGCTTTGTAGTCGCGTCCAGCGGCCTTTATCGTATTAGCTATGATGTAACATTCACGGCAGGCGGCGCAGGCACGGCGACGCTGAATGCGTTTAAAGACACTATCGCGCTTCCGTGCGCAGATGCGCAGGTGACTACAGCGGCAAATAATATTTATTCGCTGCATGTAGAAACCACAATTTACATTCCCGTATGTTGCAATGGCGCGCCGACGATCAGCGCGGTTATCGGCGGTATTGCGGGTACCGTTACGCATGTTTGCGCAAGCATGGTGAAACTGGCATGAAAGATAAAATCAAAGCTTACAAAGAAAAGCTTGAAAATGCCATATCTGAATACATGGCCTCACCGTCTACAGAACGGACGTATCAGGCAGTGCACGGCATGGTAGATTGCTGGGAAGCGATAGACAGCATGGAACAGTGCCTATGCCGCACAGGTAAATTCACTCGTGACGACGCGGAGGCATGGAACGCTAAAATGCTGAACGACGACGGCACGACCGGCGGACACTGGACGATCGCGCAGACAACGGCAGTCGCACAGTCTATCGGCGTAAAATTCGATCATATATCCGATTATTGCTGGAACGTCGCAATGAACATGATGTATTCGGATTACTGCACCGTCGCCAACAAATACAACGTAGGCACACCCGAATTTTACGCTTGCATGGCAAAGGCGTTTCTGTTCGATAAGGACGCGAAAAGCCCCAATGCAAAGATGGCAGCGTATTACTTCGGGATTGTGGACGTGGAATAACACCGTCCATTTTTTAGGTGGTGTAAAAAGTGGTGTAAAATGGCCACTTAAAAGTCCTACAAACGGCAGATGTTGTCTGAAATTTGTGGAAAATATCCGCACAGTGCGAAACCCGCAAATCATTGATAGACAAAGAAAATCCCGCAGTTTCAATAACTACGGGATTTCTCTTTTTATGGTGCGCGAGGCGGGACTTGAACCCGTGAAGCGTCAGCTAAAAGTATTGATAAATCAAGGATTTTACGCCGATGTTGTAAGAATTGTTGTAAATTTTCAATTAAAGAACGCTTTCATACGATCTATATCACGCTTTTCATCGGCTGCGGCAAGCTTAACATAGATATCGTGCACAGTCTTATAGTCCGCCCAACCACCGACTTTCATTGTCTGCTGCTCCGCCCAGCCGAGATGATACGCCAACGATGCAAAGCTGCGCCGCAGACCATGAACGCCAACCAGCGGCAACTCGCTTTGTTCGCAGATCCGATTTATCTGAGCGCGTAGAGTATTAGGATTGAAACGAATGTACGGTGTACCAACTGGCGTAGTGCTTTCTGCAAGAAGTTCCTCAAGGCGCGGTATCATAATTTCAATTTCTCGGCGAGATGGAGTATTTTTATTTTCCCGCTTCTGAATAAGCTTATTATCCTTATTCAATACTGCGCTTCCGTGAACTAATATTTTCCCATCTTTTATTCTATCAGGCGTCAACGCCAACAACTCGGAACGGCGCAAGCTATGAAGCGCGAACAGCGCCCCCAGCTCGCATGGTGCACCGCGCACAGCGGCAAGGAATATTTTTATCTGATCGTAGTTCAGCCACGGGAGCTCGTCGTGTACTACTTGCGGCAGCGATGTAACATCAAAAGCAACACCGTTTTGCTTCAGCACCGATTTAGTCAGCCGCCATTCATTTTTGACTGTTTTCGCCGCGACGCGCCCAGCTTCTTTGTTAACAACGGCTTGCCAGTTGCGCACGGCGTGAATATCTTCATCCATTACATCAGCAAACGCATTGCGCTGGATCGTGTAGTAGCCGCGAATGGTGGAAGGCGAAAGGGCGTTATCTCGATCATTGATATAATTATCTATTGCCTGCCGCAGCGTGAGTGGGGGGCGCTTTTTCTCGGCGGCGACAACTCCCGTGCGAATTGCCAGCGCCTTTGCCCTCGCCTCGGCCTCGGTGGCCTCGATCACCATCACGCCCTCGCGCCGAAGATCAACATACCACTTCTGCCCACGCTTGCGCGGCGTGGGTATTTTGATCTCGTCTTTCTTCTTTCGCTCGCGTTGAAGTTTCTCGCCGCAGTAGCAGCAGTATACGGGATGAAGTTCATCCGGTATATCGGCTTTGCATTTTTTGCATTTCATTATTCGCTTTGACCCCCTTAGATATTCGCCGATAATAATTTTATAGCGAATAATGCCCACAGAGTCAGTCCTGTGGGCTTTTTGTTGTTTTGGCATCGTGGATTACGGTTTTTACCGCAAAGGCGATCAGGGCGACGGCAGCAAGCACCACGATAGCCAGGAACACGGCCAGCACCGTTAAGCCGCCGGATTTGAACAAGCCGATGTCCTTTAGCTGTATATCAACTATGATATATCCCACGCCCACGCACAGCAGAATTGTGCATACACCGACAAGGCAGAAGATCAGCGGCCTGTAAACGGCGTTCATGCGTTTGTGATGCTCAACGTCGTTTTCCAGACACGCCGCTTTAACCTCCAATGCGTTTATCCGCTTTAGCTGGGTAACGCTGCCCTCTGTGTTTGTTATACCGAACAGCTCGTCCAAGGATAAGCCGAGGGCTTTACAGGTTGCCGCAGAGTAATAAAGCAGCGGCTGCTTCGTAGTGCCGGAGTTGACGGAACAAATGCTGTTGTAGGGCACGCCGCTTATCCTTGCCAGCTCTGCCAGCGTAAGACTGCTTGAAGCTCTCGCTTTTCGCAGCGCCTCAGGGTACTCGTCAAAGTAAGATTGCATGTCCTCCATTTTTGACACATTAAGCATCTCCCCTATTAAAATTTCTTGAAATACACGAGAAATTATTGAATTACACGATGAATTCTTGAAATTCACGAAAATTTCGGGTAATTCCCGAAATCGATTTCGGTTATTTCTTTAAGGTTTCGGTTATTTCTGCATGGACATTTATCAAGACAGATGTTACGCTATAACCGTAGCAGATAAAAGGTTTACAAGGGATATCTGTTACAGGCCCTGCCTACTGGGTTGCAGCGGTGGGCAGGGCGATCTGAAAATCAATTCTCAAAGTCAATGACTATTTGCTCGGAAGTGAACAGATTGCTCATAGTCTCGGAGTCATAGATAGAAATATTAAATTTAATGTTTTTGAGATCGCCCAGCTTATCAATGCTGACGTTTTCCTCATTATAGATAAACGGCGTTTTGTTCTGAGCCCCCGAGTCAATTTCCATAGGCATTGCACCGAGAGTGGTTGTGTTATAACCGTTTACGACAGGGTTTTCAAGCATAACAGTGATCCGCTGCTTATAATTGTTCTCTACGTTCAATTGCAGATAAAGCATACCCTCTGCATTATCATCTTCGTATACCTTTAAAAATGTAACTTTAAGATTTTCATCTTCAAAAAGGCCACGCTTAGTTTCATAGGTGCTCTCTTTGTTGCTGGCTGACGCTTCTAATCCCAGCTGAGCCTTGCCGGAGACTTTACCGTTTGTGAAGGTAACATTAGCGTTTGAGCCAACGCTGCCGTTACCATCCCAAGAATAGAGCTCAATTTTATACTCGCCGTCACCGGCAGTGTTTGAAAGCTCACCCTCGCCACCGACGATCTCAACGACTTCCTCATAGGTCATACCGTTCTGAATGGCATTAAACTTATCCATAGTCATGATACCGGCCTCGTCTTTATCACCACCGCCGGTAGCTATTGCGATTATCACCAGTACTACGAAAAGCAGAAAGATGCAGCTGAGAATAGTCTTTATAACGCTTCTCTTTTGACGCTTACCGCAGTGTGGGCAAATTTTCGCCTTATCGTCAATTTCCGACATACAATACTTACATTTCTTCATGTTTTCCTCCCTTTAATCATCAATCCATGTATTTGTGGATATTAACAATAATACCACTTACACCCCAACAATTCCACAATTTTCAACAATTTCGGCTGATTGCTTAATAACAGCAATCTCGGCTTGTGTACATTGCCCATATAATCCGCCGCACAAATTGCACAAAAAGGATGTTTTACGTTTGTGCATAACAAGAATGGACGAATATATGCAATTGTGCTAATATCTTTACAAGATAATAAACGACAAATAATATCAAAATAAGAGAATGAGCAAAATGGAAGGGAGAACAAAGATGACGGCAAAAGAGGAGTTGAAAAAGCTAATATCAAAAATGGACGAAGAACAATTTCAACGGTTTATTGACGAAATACAGTGCGTGCTATCTGAAGAAGCTGTTGCGCCTGCTCTTCGGAAAGAGTGTCAACAAATTCGTGCATAGCCTTTTTAGTTTCGGACAGCTCCTTAGAAATGAGGGGCTGTTCTTTCATTTCTTCTATCAAATCTGCTTTTGCAATTCCAAAATAATTAGCTATCTTTTCAATTTTATCAATACGAGGATATTTTCTGCCGTTAACCCATTCAGTCACAGTTGAATAAGGAAAACCCCATATTTCCGCTAATTCTCGCCTATCCTTTCCGCTTTTTTCAATATAATATTTTAAGTTTTCCGAAAAAACTACTTTGTTTCCTAAAGCACTCATAATATCACCTCAATCAGCATATTACACCATAAGCGTAAAAAAAGCAATAAAAAGTTAAATAAATTACGCTTTAAGTGTTGACAAGTGGCGTGCGTAGTGCTATATTAAGAAACATCAAAACGCTTAAAGCGTTATAAAGCGAGGTGAAAATGAAGAATGACCATTACTTTAAAGGCGGCAAGAGTAAATAAAGGAATAACGCAAGAAGAACTTGCTGATACACTGAAAGTAAGCAAAAAGACCATTTCGTCTTGGGAAAGCGGAAAAACAGTACCTAAGATTGATAAAATTCAGCCTTTGTGTGCTGCTCTCGAAATGGAATATAACGACATTCAGTGGACGCATTAATTTTTTGCGCAAAATAACGCTTTAAGCGTTACGAGGAACCGAGAAAGGAAGGTAAGCGCATGACGCTATCAGAAGTTGAACGCATGGACGCGACAACGCTGACACCGGCACAGGTGGCAAGTGTGCTGCACTCTGACCCTCAGCTTATCCGCGTTGCGGCAAGACAGCGCCCGGAGCTGCTGGGCTTTGACGTAATCATCGTAGGCAACCGCGTAAAAATACCGCGTGAGGCTTTTATTGCGTTTATGCGCGGAAAGGGGAAAGATGAATTTTCGCAGATTTGAGCTCATAGAAAAAGACCCTGCGCGGATAGAAGAGCTTGAAGCCATCCTAAACCGCGCAGAGCTGAGCCGGTACGAGCTGGCGCTGATAGTTACAGCTCTTCGCGTTCGGCCTGAATACTGCTTAGACGATTTCCGTACTTGATTAAAACCAACTATAGGAAAGGGGAAAAGAAAATGACAAGAGAAATGGACAAATTCGTAATGCCCCGTAACAACGGCACTCGCGTTGGTGGGCAGAAGCAATACCCCCGCATCCGTATCAGCATGGTAGCCTACGCCCATGTCTGCGAGATGTCGGAAGAAACAAGACGTTCGCTGTCAGAAGTGGCGTCAAGGGCTATCGAGTATGCTTACTCACATCTTGTGTACAGCGTACCTACAGGCAGGGAATACTACTACCGTGATACGCCCATCACGAAACAGGAATATGTGACGGATGATCCCGAAACTATCGAGCGAGTAAATGATATTATTCGCAAATCCGGCCTTAGCCGCAGCGATCTTGAATTGCTTCTTGATACTGTGCAACTTTTGCCCGGCTTTGATGAATGAGGTAAGGAAAATGATGATTGCTTTATTCTTCATGGCCGTCATGGGCGTGGTGTTTACGATAGGCGGTATTGTATCGGCGCTTGTGTGGTTTGCCAACACAGCCGAGGACGAGTGCGTGAAAAGGCGCGAGCGGTATATCAGAGCGGAGGTGCACAATGCCGAAAACACACTTTGACCGTGTGCCGCGCGATCCGCTGAAGGAGCTCGTTTTAGGTCGAAAAGCGGCGCTTGATATGTCGCTCACGCGGCTTGCGGAAAAGATGCACATAACGCGTTCACAGCTTAGCACGATACTTGAAAAGCCGTCTGCTAACTGGACGATCGGCAATGCAATCGCGCTGACAGCGGCCTTAGATATTCCGATCGCAGAAATGCGCGAGGCAATAAGAAAGTGAAAGGGGAACAACCATGACAGATAACAAACACGGCTACAAAGCCTATGAGCCCGGCCTTGTGTGCAGGGGGTATCAGTACGAAGAAGGCAAAACCTACAAGAAAAACGGGCACGGCGTATGCGTCGGCGGGGTTACGCACTACTGCGTTAATCCGTTTGACGTGCTGGACCATTACCCGCTGGTGCGCGAAGATGGCAAGTTCAGCGAATTTACGACCGTAGAAGCTATCGACGAGCCTGTTACCGATGATGGGCGAAAATTCGCCACAAGCACTATCAAAATCGGCGTAAAGCTTGGATTTTCCGGTTTCATCAAGGCTTGCGTTGATTTCGCGTGCGAGAAAACGATAAAGAGCATGCCGAGTAATAAGGTTAATAAAGGCAACTACGCGCGGATAGGCAGCTCAGGCGACTCCGCGCAGATAGGCAGCTCAGGCTA